ATGTTTCACCGGAACGATGTGATCGACTTCGGTTGCATCCTTCCCGCAATAGGCGCAAGCATAACTATCCCTAGCCAATACGACTAGACGCAACTTCTTCCAAGCATACGAATTCGCCCTAGCCATAAACTTCTTCGTTTCCATGATGAACGGTGTCGTTGCAGCTGTGACATTCCTGTTCAAGCTTGACAGCGATTGCCCGTGCGCGATCGCGTTGTTCCAGGGCTTCGGACAATAGTTCATTCAATTCTTTGTTCTGACTTATTGATTGTTTATTTTGATCGACCGATTCTGAAAGGGTAATGATTAAATCTTTGTTTTGTTCTTCCCACGATTGAATGATTTCTTCATAGTGGGTGATTAAGTTTGCCAATCGTTTAATGATTGTGACACTTGTTTCCGTTGCCTGCGATAGTTCGTCGATTAGTCCGTCGCGAAGTGCGATTTCGATTTCGTTAATGTGTTCGTTCATTGTGTTGATCCTGCCTTGATTGGGACGGTGGAAGGGAATGGCTTTGATTCAAGCCAATCCTGCCCGTCATGGTTTCGGGGTTCGGTCATGGGTCCTAAGACAATCGCGCCATATTCATCAACATCTTGACTAGGTGTGCAGGCGATTCGGTTTGCACACAACATCGATGATCTTCCCTTGTATTGTTGGGAATCTGTTTTCATGGTGTTTCGTCCATGACTAAGCGACGCCATCAAACGGCGGTTTAACCGATTCGTTAGTCGGTCAGCGGTTATCGTCGCGCCTTGACGGGTTTCAGACTTTAGCACGTTACGTCCTGGAATCTTCACGGGGTCGAATTGATGGCGTGTCCGGAATCTGTTGTTGTAGTTCGCCTTCGTTGATAAGCCAGAATGGACGGGTGTGAACGCGTGACGCAGCTTGAATCGGTTGATGTTGTAAATCCCGATATTGATAGTACCCGCATAGATTAAACTTCCACCCAACGCCTTGACCTTCAATGACCATCAATGTCCATCGTTGCTTCTTGTCAAGTGTGTTGTCCCAATATTCGATCGACGCGTTTCGCGTGTTTTCGTTTAGGTACTTGACATCGATTAGGTGATCGCCCATGACGATATCGGGACGTCCTGGCGCATCGCTTGAATCCCACACTAGATCGACAGATTCGGTGTATTGAAGAATCTTGACAGCTGCGACTTCGGTTGCCACGCTTCGCAAGATGCCCCGATAGAATCGGCGTTCATCCTTCATCCGTTGATCGCCTGATTCTTTAATTTGGACATATCTTGCGTTCGCCACTTCACGGACCCTATCTTCGTCCGCCGTAATATCAACGATAATCATCGCGGGCAGCTTCGATGTCTTCTTTAAGAATGCCGTTCATGTCGTTCAACATGGCGACAATTTCTGTCCGAATTGCTTTGATGGCGGGATGTGCGTTCATGGCTTTAGTCCGAATGAAGCAATCAAGCGACATCAAGGCTTGCGTGTAGCCTGCATCGAACGCATCCAGCGTCCTGGAATCATTCTTCATCTAGTCCGCCTTTCGGGATGTCTGCCCACGGATCATTTTTCGGGATTGTTTCCTTTAGCCATTCAATCAATTCCGAAGCTTGGGCGACGTTCAATGTTGTCGTGATTGAATGCTTCTTCTTGAATTCTTCGATGTAGTGAATGTTCGGTCCGACCATTTTCAAGATAAGGTCCGATTGTTTCTTAGTCATTGATGGTGTCTGCAACGGAAGTCCGCTGATCTGGCGTTTAGGTGCGGGCTTATAGTCGGGCGATGCTTCCGGAATATTCTGATCGAAGTCTTTTGCCCATAGATCAAGCGCAACGCCAAATCTCATAGCTGCAACACGGATCGAATTGCCGATCGCGCCTTTAATGCGATCATAAGCGTCGGACCCTTGCGGTTCGCCGTAGCCAATGCGGGTGATCCCGCAGACCGTCAACTTGATCCACAATCCGCCACGTTCGTCAAACAATGGCAGACCGTTATCGTCGAACGCCATCGGTTCCCAATTCCAATCGGGATCGACTTCAAGCAATCGTCGGGTTACGTTGCCATGCGAAACATAGTCCAGGCGGATTCCGCCTTTTGGCAGCTGTTGAATCTGCGACTTCGGGAACGGCGCAAGAAGCGCGTCGGATTGTTCTTGTTTCATCGGTATTCCCGATCTATGCGGGCGATGGTTTCGCGGATGTACGGCGAGAATTCCCGCGCAACATCTTCGGACAATGGCGCGATGGCACGGCATCGGGCTTCTTGTTCTTGATTCCACTTGTAGAAGTCATAAGCGATATAAAGTCCAGCGAATGCCATTAGAAGTAACAGCTGCGAAGTCGTGAATGAATCGATTGCTGATACAACTAAGACACCGACGAAGATCGCGATGAATTGAATGATGTTCTTGATTGGGTTGTTTGTCATATGGGTCCTGATCCTTTGACGGGTTATTTGATTTTTTTTGCGCCTGTAATCTCGCTTGACCGATAACGCTTGACGGTGCCGATCTTTACAGGTGTGACGGCTCCCATCTTTTCCAATCGCCATAGTGTCTGCCTACTAACCTTGAGAAGCTTTTGGGCTTCTTGGCTTGAAAGTAATGGGTCCGTCATGTCCATAATGTAACACCGTGATCCGTCAATTTGGTCATCCTTTTCGCGTGTCTTCGTGATCCTTGATGTGATCCGATAATAAATCCTTTAGTTTATTGACTTTATTATGTAAATCGGTCAGGGATAATCCGCCATTATTTCCAGGCTGAATCGGGCGTGTCATTTGGTCGATGTAATTCTTTATTGGCTTGACGATGCCCCATTTCACGATCATTCCAAACAATGTCAAGATGGCGATCATCGATCCCGCAGCTTGTCCAGCGGTCATCAATTCGTTCATAGCGATACGGCTTTGATCTGTCGCCCATCCAAAACGATGGGTTTCGTCCCGTCATGCCAGATCCAAAATCCGACGGGCATTGACGGCGAACACCTAAAGACGTGCGCCCAATGTGAATGATATGTCTGACCGGTGAAGCCTGAAACGTTCTTATCGTCGTGACCTGTTTCGTCGATCTTTGCGGTGCCTGGATACCTAGCGAATCTTCCGCGAACGACCTTCGGTGATCCCGTTGTTGGGTATTGGATGCGGATGATTGTGTTCCAGGACCACGGCGCGACCTGATTGACCTTGAAGCTTGTCTTCCCACCGAAGCGAACATATGTCCACGTCTTAGGCTTGATCGATTGTTTGTCGATCCCTGATTCCGTCTTGTGCAAGATTTCAGGCATCGATCCACCGTTGCGGATTACGACAACCCGCCCAACCCTTCCAGAATCGACCCGATTGGATTTCGAAGTGAAGATGGCTTCCCGTGGAATTGCCCGTCGATCCGACTTCGCCAATCTTGTCGCCTGCCATTACGCGATCGCCAACCTTGACGTTGATTTCGCTTAGGTGACAATATCCCGCCCATAGACCAGCGGACCCATCTTTGAATCGATCGTTGTCAATGATTATGTGTTGTCCGTAGCTGCGACCCCATCCGCGTCCGACTTTGTGCCATCCAGCAAACACAACTTTTCCAGACACGGCAGAATTGACCGATGTACCCGTCGGGCAGGCGTAATCCGCGCCTTTATGACGCTTACGGGATCCGCTGTATTTAACACCAAAGGGGAACGTGACGATCCACTTATTCGGAACAGGTTTCATCGCCAGACTTTCCATATCGCGGATCACTTGGATTGATCCAATTCACGACAATAGGCAGACCAGCAATAAGACCGACCTGAACAATGTCCGGAATATTAAACGTCGAAAGATTGTCAATAATCCAGACCAGCATCGCGCCCGTGGCGACTTTAAGAAATCCGCCGATTGGACTTGTTGCCAGGAATTGACCGATCATGACTTCTTCGCTTTAGGTTGTGGCGTCGGTTCAACATAAGGCACGGCGTCGCCGTAAGCGTGGCACAAGCTACACAATACGGGATTTGTTGCATCCATCAAATAAACAGGATTTACGTTGTTTTCACAATCAACGGTCGGACAGGTAAAAATTGAAATCATCATTATTCCTTAAGCTGCTTCGTAGGTGAAAGCGAAGTTTATTTCATCGCCTGTCGCCCATGTTCCAGGTATTGTTGCGGTTATTTGTGCGCGGTTTGCATAGGTTCCCGCCGTACCTATTGCAAACAATGATAATGCGTTTGTTCCTGTTAGATATCCCATCAAAAGATTGGTGGCAGCAGCTGCGACGGTGGCGAAGTTTAATCCAGCATTGACTGTGAATGTTTGGTTTGCAGCTGCGGTTACGGGCAGACTAACGACCAAGCCCGTTCCTTTTGTTGTCGTTGATCCCAGAACGAAACGTCCGCGAACGAAGACCAATTTTCCAAGTTGTGCATATTTGGCGGTCCAAACACCGTTTCCATTTGCCCAACCGACGGACAATGTTGGGGACCATGTTTGCCATGTTAAAAGTCCCGTTCCAACACTTGTGTCGATGTCTTGTCCTAATGCAGCTATTGCGTCCGCGCCTAATTTTACATAATCGGTGGATTGCGGAATATCCCATCCGTTATTTGTTGTTACTGTTGCCATGTTATAGATCTTCCCATTTCACTAGTGCAGGATACGCCGTCCAGGTAGTTCCCGACGGTATTTGATACCAGACAATCGATGGATATGTTTCTGATTGTGCTGACGCGATCAATGTAATGAACGCTTGTTTTTGACTGATTGCCCATGACCATCCTTCGACGTATCCTTCGAAGGTTGTTCCAAATACGTCGGGCAGATTTGAAGTTGTGATTGGTAGTCCACAATAGGTCCCCGCTAACGTGTTTCTTGTAGCGTTAGACACGGTCGGACTATGTAAAGGAATGATAAATTGTTCCGGATAGACGCGTGGATATGCGCGGGCTTGTGCGAAGGCGTCCGCTTGTGTTTCGGCGTCTGTCAAATTGTGAAGCGTTGTTTCGCGGGTTCCCGTTAGTTGTCCGTAAAGAATGATGGATTGTTCATCCCGTGCGTTTGCTTGACCTGCGCGATAAGTAACGATTACATCGTTGACAATTTCGGACCATTGTGCAGCTGTTTTCAATCCTGATGCTAAAAGATCATTGTTAGTCAAGTTTAACGGCGTAAAAAACGACCTAGCTGCGTAATCATCGTAATGAATCGATCCGTCGCCCTGTTCACTTAGAACGCCACGTCCTGATTGTGCAGCTTCTTGCGCAAGTAATAACGAATTAGCATCACCGTCGTTATATGCTTTCAATTCATACACGCCTGGCGTATCTATGTCGGTGGCAAGATTTGCAACTAGTGCGTTATTGACGCCATCAAAAGAATTCCATGTCACTTCTGTCGGAACATTTGACCAAGTTAAAGTTGGCGAAACGTCGTCCCATTCACTAAGGAAGGCTTCGGTCAAAATCTTTAAAATTCGGGTTCCGTCTTTTTCTTTTGGATAACCTAACGCGCCTGATTTCTTATGATTTAACAGGGCTAAAGGTCCAATAGCGGTCAATGTATATGTCGTAATGCTTCCAATGTCGCCATAAGCTGACAATTCAATTTCGATGTCGCTAATGATGCCGTTGAAAATTGATGTGTCACCTGCCGATGGTGTTTGAATCTTGATCTGTAAGCCTTGCGAAAGTTGGATATCAATTGCCTGATCTGCGGTTGTCCATAATACGACGCGGGCATAACCTGCAGATGGTTGTTCTAAGATGTTGGGACGACCCATGTTCACGGTTATATTGTCAATGACAATCCCTGGATCAATAGCGACCGAATTGATGAAGATGGAAGGATTGGGATCGTAAGACGTCACAATCTAACACCTGCAAAATTCACGGGACCCGTGCGACGTGCGCTGTTCTGGAATAGTGTTTCAAGGCTTCTTCGGACGCCTTCAGGGTCAATCGCGCCGTTGATAGTTATGTTCACCACGCCACCACCACCAAAGGATCCGTTGGAAGAAATATTCCCCGACGCTGACGCCGTGTACAATTCCGGACCGTTTTCTCCAACGATATAAGACCTACCTTGGCGAACGGGTCCACCAGCTGCGCGGAAGCCATCAAACGCCTTCGCGATTGCCTGACCGACGGGCGATTCTTTGATTGCGTTCCCGATGTCTTTAATCTTTTGAAAGATCGAATCCATAAGATCGCGGAACGGTTTGATCTTCCTATATGCCAGGACGAAGGCAGCTGATAACGCAACGACGGCAAGAATGATCGCGCCGATCGGGTTAAGTGACAACGCCAGATTCAATCCGTATTGGGCAACCGTTGCAACCTTAGTCGCGACGGCTTGCGCCAACATAGCGATCTTGTAGGCAATCAACGCAGCTGTTGATCGCTTGTAAGTCAATTCGGCTAAAGTCTGCGCAGCTGTCGCCGATCCCGTGGCAGCTGCAAGGGTTAGATATGCCAACTTCGCGCCAGCTGCGACGAATTTGGTGATGACCAGAACGGCATTTAAGGCAGATATGGCGAATTTCAAGCCAATTATGGCAACCGATAAAGCTGCAACTACGGCACCGAATTTCACAATGTTTGTCGAATTTTCCTGAATGACGGGAATGAATTTGGTTAATTGATCCGCCAACAACACAACGGTCGGAAGCAATCCGACGCCGATTGATTCTTTCGCTTCATCGATGCTAACCGTTAGCCTGGCGAAAGATCCTTCCGCTGTACCTGCAACCGTCGCAGCTGTTCCGCCGACCTTCTTTTGGATTTCTGCCTGAATAAGCGCAAAATCGCCCGACGCTAATGTTGCCTTGTCAATGCCTAGACCTAATTTTCCAAGCGCGGTCGTGGACCCGTCATATGCCTTCCCTAGACCATTAACGATCGCTTCCAGCGGTTTTCCCGTCGCCGCCGATATGTCTAAGGCAAGATTAAGCAATTCTTGCGATTTGGCGATGTCATCGGTTGACCGTAGCAATCGGGCGAACGCAGGACGTAGTTCATCATCGGCCACGCCGACGGCTAAGGATGTCTGCGTGATGTAATCTTCAACGGCGGACACTTGCGCATCGGTTGCGCCTGTCAGATCGACCAAAGCCTTCTCAAGAAGGGTTGCCGACTTCGCATCTTCGGCAGCTGCTTTCGCAAAATCTAAGGCAGCTGCGCCCAATCCCGCCAGCGCAACGCCAGCGACGGCAGCTGCTTTGTTGACGGATTTTCCAAGTTTGTCTAGTTTTCCTTCGGCTTGTTGTAAACCCTTGCCGAATCCCGACGTGTCAGCTTGAAGTAGGATCGTTAGTGGACGTCCCACGCCTTTAGTTGCCATTAGTAATCAGACCCCCGATTCCACTTGTCAACAATTTCATTGACGCCTTTTTGCCATGCTAGGAATGTCGGTTCCGTGTAAGAATTTGCAGCTGTATCGGTCCAACCTGGACGAACACTTTGCGCCCACATTTGGAATCGACCGGTGGAAGCTGCGGAAGGTTGGCTTTCATACACGCCTTTAATCGTACCGAATCGGATGAAGTTTGTTGACGCGCCACCACTAAAGGCAATCGATTTCGATCCGATTGTTACCTTCGGAATTCTGTCGCGTCCAGCTTTGACAGCCTTGTTTAATTTTGACGCGTACGGTCCCGCGTGTTGTGTAATTGCAGACTTGATGTCGGGGACCATGATCGAATCAGCGATCTGAATTGCCGTCTGGCGTAGATCTTCGGACGCGCCTTTTGGAAGTGCCTTCAATGATTTCAGGATTGACGCATATTCGGAAGCGTCGATCTTGATTGCTTCACTAGACGCCATGTCATTTCCTTTTCGATCGTTCGATTCTTATTGTCTGGATAGTCCCTAACATTTCCCAATCAAGATCTTCCAGGTTGATCTTGACTATTCCTTCGACGGCAAGATCGGCGATTGTTCTTCCGATCGTGCCGTTTCCGTAAAATCCGTATCATCGATTCCCACCAATTCGACAGATTCCAATTCGTTCGCCCAATCATCGAATTTCTTTGATGTCTGACTTCCGCGTTGAAGTACGGCGAACGACATAACCATCAAGTCTTCGAATCCCATGTTGACCTTGATTACGTCTTCCCCGTCCACCCGCCGATTCTCGACAAGATCGGTCATCTTTGACTTCGTCATCCGTTCCCATTTCATGAGATCGGCGGGCAACGTGGACACGACCATTACGCCGTGATCGGGATGTTTAATTTTGATCTGGATCTTCATTGGTCCTGATTCCTTTCGTTAAGCGCGTGAAACGCTTCCATCTACAACAACGAATTCAACCGTCACGGTCAGCGCGTCGGTAGCTGCGCCACCCGCTTCGGGGAAGTTCGGGAAGATCTGACCGGTGAAGACCGATCCGCCCGCTGTAAATTCGAACGCAATTCCCGTGTCGCCAGCCGATCCAGCTGCATCGAATAGGGCTTCACACACGGACGCAGGACTTGTGGATCCCCAATCCTGATAAAGCTCGACAGATAGTGTCGCGGTGTAGTCAATCGTCTTGTAAGCGCGTCCAGACAGGACTTCCAATGTCTGCTGATTTGGTTCGACGGCTAGTGTGACCGAAGCTGCGACATCGTCATAAGAAACGCTATTGATCTCAAGGGACAGATCATGTCCCGTTACATAGGTAAGTGCCATTTGATTTCCTTAGATAGTGACATCGAATTGGATGTCGGTTGTGAGAAGATCGTTCGGTCCGACCTGGGCGATCTTTGGTTGTGTAAAGTCCCCGACGCGAATTCCCGTCGGAAGATTTTCGGACACGTTAGCGATCATCGCGTCCAAGTTTGTTAAAGCTGCCTGATTGTCATTAGCTGCGACGCATAGTGTCACTTGGAATGACAGAATCATCTTCGGGATAGATCCAACGGTCACGATTGACGCATATGGCGACGCAGGGACCAGGATCAGACATGGCGGGGTCATCGTTTCCACCGGTGCGGAATACACGATATATCCCAACCCTTGAAGGGTAGTTTTCAAAGCTGCGCGGGCATCGCTTAGACGGTTAGACATTATCCGACCATCGATCTAGGATCGCGATATTCGCTGATTAGACCCACGACACGGGACAACAATGATCGTCCCATCCGATACGGTCCAGGGTTAAAGTCCACGGCTTGCATCTGACCTGATGCCGATTGACGAGCATTCCAGATATCAACGGCAACCATCAAAGCTGCGGTCCGACAATTTTCATTCGTGTCGTAATAAGTCGATTGACCTTGAAGGATGCAATTCCCGTCAGGTACGTTCAAGCGACGCGGGATGTCTGCGTTCGTAATTGATGCCCTGAATGTGTATTCGGTGACGCCCGTGATCGTGCGGGTTCCGTTGTAAGGGTTGCCGACTTCGCTGATCGTTACTTGTTGCCCTACGACGTACCCATGCGGGCTTCGTGTCGTGAAGATTGCTTCGTTGGATGTAAGACTTACGGCAATAATCGAAGCACGGTGAAAGTTTAGAAATCCAAGAATTAGATTTTCGGCAGATTCC